ATCGGATGTGGACTCTGCGGTCATCAAAGGCATCATCCAGTATGGATCGATTTGCGATATGCCTTTGTAGGAGCCTTTCGTGATTCCGTCGATGTTGAACGGCTTCTCGTAGTATTTTTCATCGTCACTGTCTACAACGAACATTGCGATGCGGATTCCGAATATGTTTTTGAAGCGATTGAATTCAGTCAAGTTCTCTACTATTTTGAATTTCACATCGTAGTCCTTGAACAGGTCATTTTCTTTCGTCTCCAGCGCATCCTCGCTGCCCTTGGCTTTGAGCACCCATCCGTTTCGAACAGCATCTTCGCCAGACATCGTACAAGCTTTATCGACAAGCCAGTGCTGCGCAATGATCGCGCACGATTGATAACCGATAAAGCTTTGCGACATGTACCAATTCTGGAGCGCTTCGGGGACGGTGTTCTGGCTGAGCGACAAAGGCCCGATAGCACCCTCCCCATCGTCCATCGCAACCCCTTTAATCGTTACAGCAGCGTCTCCCACGGCGGCGTGCTGATTGAATACCGGGAAATCGCCGATGTCCTTTTGAATGGCGTTCGGCGGCGACTCTTTCCAGCCTCTGTCTCTGGATGTCGGGTCAAGCGGGTCTGACCTGTCTATGTTCTTTTTTTCATCCATCCCTGCCGCGCTTGATGGATGTTTTTTGGTGAATAGATTCTTGAGGATGTTGGGCATGGGATGAAGTCCTTTGGTTGTCCAACGTATTATAGTGGTCCCTGCAATCAAAATACAACGACTAGACACAGAAAGTTGTTGCCTTGCGAATAAATTGGAATTACTATCAAATTTAATTTGTATTTGTGAATCAAATGTGTTGTGTATTTTGATGTTAAATTTACTGGAGAAAGAAATGAGCCTTATCATTGAGCGTGACGATTCATCCACCGTTTATGCCTGCGCAGGCGCGTTGGATGATGGAGATTTGTTTGAATTCGTATCAGATGCGCCGGATAGTGCTGGCGTTCATATGATGGTTGATGCGAGTAATGTTCTGGCTGGTGGAAGTTTGTTCTGCGTCCACATGGAATCGGGCATTGTTGACCGAGTCGATCAAGCGCAATCAATCAGGAAGGTTGTGGGCAAGTTGACCTGGTCATATAAATCATGATGAAAACGGCCATCAGCATCTCTCTCGCCATCCTCGCGGCCATGATCGCAATCGGGACGATAGCCATCCAGGATAGCCGTCCACGGTGTCTGCGCTCGCACGTGCAGGAGTTCACTTATACGCAGCCAGTCATCACAGAACTCACGAACGGCGGATATCAAGTCGAATATGTTCAAAGTAAAGGCTCGACAAATCTCTGCGATGAATATTCATCAGGCAATAAATAGTTGCTTTTGATTTTAATATCAGGCAGAATATAGTCTCGACATAATTAACTCAGAAAGGAATAGAAAGTGGACGATATCGAAAAGGTAAAAGAGCGCATTGCTAAGCTTCTCAAAATGGCTGCGGATGAATCCAGCCCGAATGAAGCTGCCATTGCCGCTGGTCGTGCACGTGCACTGATGGATAAATATCAACTCGATGCATTCGACATCGGCAATCGTATTGAAGAGGAGTTCGGCGCTATTCCGGCCACGCGGTTCTACGCGGCAATTCCGCAATATTTGTCCGTTCTTTCCGTGGCTGTTGCGCGCTACAACGATTGCCAGGCGCGCTTCGAGAACGGAACTGTTGATTACAAAAAGAAAGACGACGACATCAAGCAGCGCGGAAAGCGCGTCACCTTCCTCGGCTATAAGTCGGACGTTGATCTGGCCGCGCAAATGCTGGATCGTCTTCATGACGCAATCAACCGCCTTTGCAAAGAACACCTTCGTGATCGTGGATACGACAAGTATCCGGTGCGCATCGGCGGCGCGTTCAAGACCGGCGCTGTGATGACGATAATCCAGCGCATCAATGCGATGACCGCAGAGCGCGATGCACTAACCACGAACGCAACCGCGTCCGGCCCAGGAACGTCGCTCGTGGTCCTTAAAAAGGCTGCTGTCGACGATCACTTCGGCAATGTAGAATATGACGGTGTCCGCTACAAAACGCCGGAAGACGCTGCCGAACACGAAGCCCTTCAAACTGGGAAGATTCGCGGCGCTACCGTTGAAATAAATCGGCTCGTCCAGGAGGCGTGATGGTTTGGATAAACAAGCGCGATGCAACGCTGTGCCTGGACCACCTTCACGGCGTGACGTTCTCTGAGTTGGCCGTCAAAAACGGCATCCACATATCGCGCACGCATCAAATATTCAAGAGGACCATGTTTCTTCTTCAGATGGATTATATGTCCACAACGGCGGCGGAATTTGGACTCGAAATTCAACGCAAGCATCGTGCCCATCGGTGGAACAGTTCGACGCCGGAAGGTTTCTATTATGTGGTCAGCCAAGAGCGCCGTGAAGACGGATTTGCAAATTACAAATCATAAAGGAGTTGGTAATGGAAGATTCTAAAAATGTGCAGTTCGTCGACACGCCAAGAGTGCTGTTGTCGAAGAATGAGCAAAGAGCGGGAATGGTCGTCCGGCACGGTTCTGGCGAAACCGCCATATGTCGCCTGTCGTCGCCTCATGCTGGAGGGTGGCATGCGGATCACTGCATGGGCGGTCTTCTGTTTGTGTCTGGTCGTTTATATTCTGCAAGTGAACGAGACATGAAGATGTGGAATGATATGGCGAAGTGGCGCAATGAAGCGCCACCTATCGACTATTTCCCGAAACAGAAACAGAACATCGGCCTGACTTTCGACGCCTTACGCAAGGCCAATCTGCGACGCCTCCCGCAGTTCAAGAATGCTCGTGGTGAGCCTGCCCATAGCCATCCTGAAGGAAACGACTGGACACCAGCTGATTGGGCGCTGGCTGCTCTCGGCGAGTTGGGCGAGGCCGCGAACCTGATGAAGAAGATCAAGCGCGGCGACTTCGCGCCAGAAGAGGTCGGCGAGATCATCAAGACCAAGCTGGCCTGGGAGTTTGCCGATGTTATCACGTACATCGACCTGCTCGCATTGCAGTATCACATAGACCTCGGCGAAGTCGTCAAGGAAAAATTCAACATCGTCTCTGAGCGCGTCGGTAGCGATGTGTTCATCGGCGTCAAAAATACGGTGTAATCATGGCCAAATTTGAACCTGGCGTAAAGTGCGTCATAGTCATCAGCAATTTTGATGAGAACAGAAACCGCGTCGTGACCATAACGGAACTTGCCGGCGAAACAGATTGCGGGAAAGTATGGTTTGTGCACGATGGGAAACCATTCAAAGGATTCAGGGCTGATGGTTCAGGTTCAATCGTCATTAGCGATCCGAACGAATTCGGAATTGGCCAATGGAAACTCCGATTACTCGAAGACGACGAGCCGACGATGCTAGATGAAGAAGGCATCGAACACGCAGTAACAGCCTAGAAGTCGAAGAATCCTACAGCATCGCGCTTAGGTTTGATCAACGACATAATCAGAGCATCGGCTATGTTCGGAGATTTAACCTGGCGCTTTCTCATGTCGTCTTTGGATTCGACTTTGAACCGTCCATTACCATCGTGATCCTTGCGCGGCGCGGACAGTTCCATCTTGATTTTTTCGATCATCTTTTTGGAAACTTTTTCGCTGTCGATGCTTACGCATTCGTCAAACGGGTGCTTTCCGCCTTGGGTTACATTTTCATATGTCTTACGGAAACGTGTCGCCACTTCATCCCATTCCTGGGCCTTGGCGTTGCTGAAGTGGTCTTTATTCAAAATCACAACGTGCGGCAATTTCATGTACACCTTATCTGGGTCTTTTACTTTGCCGCCTGCGTTGAATGGATCGTAGTTTATGGACATCCCCAAAGAGTCGTTTATTTCCTTGAACTTTGCACCGACCTGAGCGCCGACGCCGATGCAATCCCATGTGACTGATGCGCCGAATTCCAGCGCCTTGTGATACACCTTCGTCGCACTCTTGAGCAGTTCGTCTTCCAAGCCTTCCCATTCGTCTGCGTCCACGATAACGTTTCCGTATGCGCTAACGGTCGCATTCAAGTCGGCTCCATCGTCAGCAACGTCATATCCAATGGTCTTTGTTCCGGTCGGCTCCCAGCCTAGTTTCTTGTGGGCATCGATTGCCGCGATGATATACAGCAGGTTGATGACGGACTTGTCGCCACCAGTCTTCGGCACGCCGCCGTACACATGCTCTGCGCCTTTTGGATCGCGCTTGTATTCGTCTGAGATGACCTTCAACATCGTCTCGGATAGGAACTGATTTTCGTCCCAGTTGATTTGGCGGACGACTGTATCTTCTGGCGGATTGACGACGAAATTTTGATAAGCAAAATCCATATACTCATCTGGATTGAAAATGATCCACACTTGACTTCCCTCTTTTCGTATCGTCGGGTGGATGACTTTCCATTGCTCTTCAGTCAAATAGTTTGCCTCTTCTAGCCAAAGAATGTCCACGCCTTCCGTCGATTTGATTTCAGACAGGTTGCGGGCGATGCCGTAAAAAAGGAACTCAGATTTAGTGTCCTTGTGGATGATCGATGTTTTTGTGAACTCAAATTCGTTCGCAAAGTTGCTGTCCTCGATCTTGGCTTTAATCAGAGTGTAAACAGATTCGCTGATTTTATTTTGGAACTGACGAGCGCACAGGAAACGGATTTTGAAGTTAGCCGCGAGGTAGACGGCGAATCCGGCAGCGTCGTGACTCTTGGAGCTGGCGCGACCACCGAATAGAACCTTGTTACGCGCTCTGGCTAACCAGAAGCCTTTCAGGACGGGATTCAGTTGATAAATAATGTTCTCCTGGAATTGCTTGAGATTTCGTATGGCCCGATTATAGCGGACGAGATGCGCACCGTAAATTTATTGTTGCCTGATAGACATAATGGCGTTTATACTATGATTTAATCGCCATATTTCAAAATACTATTGATAGTTTCAAGTTGATAGAAATTTATTTTGAAAATAATTTCATAAATGTGTTGACGAGTGGAATTATTTGGCGGATAATGACTTTCATGCGCTGAACAAGGCGTACAACCCCAGAAAGAAACAGAAAGAAGACCATTATGAAAAACCTCAAAGACATCCAGGCTGCGACAACTTCCGAACTCGTTGCTTTCTACAACCTGCATAACGCCGAAAAGCCAATCAAGAAATTCGCCGACCGTCCAACCGCTGAAAAGCGCGTACTGGCGCTGGTCGAAGCCGTCGAACTGGAAGAAGCGGCAAAGAACGTCAAGGCCGAAGTCAAGCCGGTTATCGTTCGTGCTCAGGCTCAAGAGCAAAGCAAGACTGTAACCAAGCAATTGGTCGATGCTCTCGAAGCCGACGAGCCAAAGACCAAAGAGAAACCGGACGCCGATGAAAAGAAATCGACCTGGACAAAAGGGCGCGCCTCCAACGCTGCTGGTGTCGCCGCGAGCTGGGCCGATCCTTCCGTGGTAGCGGCTCGCCTCCAGCGCGATGGCGTCGCGGTCACCGTCGACGGCGTTACGACGACCCACAAGTCTACCCGCGAAGCCTTCCGCCAATATCGCCTGCCGGACTCCAAGCATATCCGCTTCCGTTTGAAGCTGAAAGAAGCCGGCACCGCAGTCTTCGAGCAAGGCGGCAAGAAATACACTTTCGCCATCATCTAATCTGGCTCGCGGCGCTTGGATAGGCCGCGCCTCATCACGTTCAATCCTGGGAGATTACGATGGACATCAAAATCTACGGCAAACCAGAGTTCACAATCGAATTCAAACCTGAACTCGTCGCTGCATTATCGATTTGCGCCGACACCCATTACGACTTCCGATGCAAGTCGACGAACCAAATTGGCGGAATCCTGTACGGCTTGAACGTCGCCACCAAATACGGCGATGGGAATCCGGTAATGTGGTATTTCACATGGCGCGAACTCGATTTGTTCTGCAAGGTTTGCGAAATGCGTTCGATGCTATTCCAAGGAAAATCGATAACAGAAAACCAAATTAAATTGGTCGATGAATTCGCCGAATCGGCAGGCGGCGCACTACGCCTGGCCAACCAGCAAACAACCTGGGAAATCACCTACAAAGGATGATCCGTTTCAAGTTTAGAGGATATCAACTAATTTTATCTTCATAATTGGTGGATTTTTGCTTTACGAATGAACATTATACAGACATAATACGTTCATCAACTAACGAAACGGAGAAACTGAAATGACCAAAGATCAAGCGCTTGTAAATATCGCTGCTTTGTATCGGACGTTCAATGCTGCCGACAGCGACAGCCCAGAGGACTGGACAAAACCGTTGATGGCGGCTACTTGCTGCCAGCCTCTTGACCAGTTGATCAGCGCGATGCTTACCAAAGAAGAGCGCGAGCAATTTTACGCAAATCTCTAATCCAAACCAACCTAGAAATAAGAGAATATCATGACTAGCCAATTTATGCGTAGCGCAGCCATCCGCAAAGCAGCAATCATCGAAGCTGATCTGGTTTGCACAAAGGCAAACATTCCAACTTACAGTCGGTTGCTCGTGTCCATGGAGTCATTAGCAGAAGAACTTCAGCGCGAACAGGAAGGCAAACCGAATAAAGTCGAGATGTGGCGCGCAGATTGCGTTGAACTGCTTTCTGCTGCACTTCGCGGTTGAATAGTTGAAATTATGCTTGCCGCGCCCGATGCGTGCAGGCATAATCTTTCCCAGAATCACCAGAATAAATCAACCTCAAGGAGTCATACGTGTTCTCATACGTTCTGATTATCATCACGCTTCATGGCGTGGCCACTCAAGAATTCGGCAACAAATCCGCCTGCCTGGACGCCGTTCAAGCGATCCAGTTATCCACCACACAGCAGGGCATCAACGCCATCTGCGTCAAGAAAGTTTGATGATGAAAACGTTCACAAATGGCGAAGGACGGAAGTGGGATGAGTCCGGCAAGTTTTGGCGCGAGGGCGGTAATGTTCAGTACGCGTTGCCTTGCGACCCGTCCTTGCCCTTCCCTGCCGACGATTCCGATATCATTTCGATGGCCAAGGAAATCCGCGCCCATCTGGATTCAAAGAAATTGACCGTATCGCCTGAAGCCAAGCTTGTCGGCGATTGCAAGTTGATTGCCGAAGCCGTTGCTTTGCTTGAGCATTTCGGGATGGATGTCGGATCACCAGGTCGATATGAGATCGACCCATTCGATCAGACTGCGGCCAAGAGCGCGGCAGAAGCGTTCGGATTTCCTCTCTACACAGAGGTTGTGCCGGCATTTGAAAACCGTCCTATGCGGTTGTTCATAAGCTTGTCGCCAAGCGAATATGCGCAGATGTTCGGCATCATCGAGATGAAGGCGGAATAAATTGCAACTAATCCCTAAGCCGCGACTGCACTGGAATCTCGGGTTCTGGATGATCCGAGAGCACCACAAATTAGTCGCCAATAGCCCGGCGACGAAGCAAGCAGAGGCAATCTGCAATCGTCTCAACCGAAATAATTATTACACATAAAGGAATCGAAGTGACCAGAATGATCAAGCTTAACGGCGTTGAGTGCGCCGTATCGAAGTCGGAGGCTAAAGAGGCCGAGGCGATCCGCTTTGCGCTGTCCAGTAAAATGTCCGATTCGGCGATTGCGCACTACAAGCTGTGGGTGAATGCCGCAGATACATCCGAGGCGCGTGACCGCAGGTTGAAGGTCGGCGTCGCATTGAAAATTCAAAAAGGAGAAGTGTGATGGAAGTCAAAGACAACATGGACGCGATTATTGCGTACACAAAGCAGTTCATCGATGCATCGTCGCCTGCGCTGAAGCACGCATACGATGTCGGCTTGACCACTCTTCAAATCGATGCTGCTCAGAGCGTACTAGTGATTTTCGTTGGATTTGTTTTGTTCGGTCTTTGCTTTTGGTATTCTGTGTCCACCTTCTTGAGCGCCAGAAAGGCGTTGACTGCGAAAGTGGCGGCAGGATCAAATCGCAACGTACTAAAAGACGAAGAAGTTTGGGATTCGATGCCTACAGGCGGCGTAATGCAATCACTCATTCTTTTGTTTGGGTTTCTTTGTGGCGCGGCCGCATTTGTTTTCGTTCTGGACATTTGGATGTGGGTGAAACTATTCAACCCGCAATTGTGGCTGGTCCACCACGCAATCGATGTTCTTTTAAAGTGAGATTGTGATGGCCATCACAGGAAAAGGTTTGTACGAAAAGTACATGAAAGTGTACGAGTCGCTGGACGTTATGGTTGATCACTGGGACGATCTGGACCCGCTCGACCGACAAGCGTGGGGACGGCTCGCCGACGAGTTGCTTGGTGAATAGGATGGAAGCCAAACACTTTCGGCAATTGAGCTTGCCGCGTTGATTGGCGCTATCGGAACGGTCAAGCATTCCATCTACGAATCGCCGTTCGATCCGTATGAGTATCCAATTCGCACATTCCAGGCACGAGTCATCGCGCTGTTGGAAACGACCTTCGGCATCCGCTATGAGCGCGCAATTAAGTTGTCGCAAGTCTCGTTGCTGGATGCGGTAAAGAACCTATCGAGAGGATAGCCGTGAATGT